AGATTAAATGCATCGAGTATCATAATCAATAGACCTTTCTTACAATTTTATACCAGAAACTATCAGATATATTATAAACAAGGCAACTAAAATTGGCCTATATAACAATCCTAAGCTCACCTGTGGCTGTTTTATAAATATCACCAGTACCTAAACCACCACTTATTGCAGAAGTATTATCAGCAAACGTAGAAATACCCGTAATTCGTACTTTTTCAAGAAAAATAATACGTGAAATAGATGATCCACTTCTAGTTATTTGTAAATAGTTGCTTCCGGCACTTCCCGCATCATTAAATGATCTAAAATATAGAGAGCCAGATGAGGGCCCAATAGACCACCCTTTTGTATCTACAGCTGCATCTGACTCATACCAAGAAAGACTTGGCAAAGCTCCGTATACTTGGGCTCCTTCTGAGCTTACCGTAGGTTTCTGAAAACCATTACCAAAAGCTGTATGTCCATTAGCAAACTGAGTGCACACTGTGTTTCCTGTGTCAACTAAAGAATAGACACCAAATGTTACTGTTGCAGGAATTGTAAATTGGGTGTATGCATCCCAAGAACGATTATCAATAAGCACCTTCTTTTGCCCGGATAAAGCAGTTAAATCTGCTATTTTAACCCCAGAGAAAATAACATTAGGCGTTGTCGCGGCAGATGAAGAAGTTATAAAAATTACAGCTGACGCCGCAGTGTCTGTAACAATACTTTCTTGTAGTGCATTTGTAATATGAACAGAAGAGTTATCTCCAAAATCTCCAAGCTCTATGCCATAAGGTTGTGCACCGGGATAGCTAACACTATTTCCATAGCTTGCATCTGATCGATATTCGCTATATAAACCATCAACAGTTACTTGTGTATCATTGCTGGGACTTGCAATAAAAATACAAGCACGCCCTGTATTACCATCTCCGGCAATATTTCTAAGCACGACATTTCGCACGTAATTGTTTCCATCAATACGAAGTCCATACCCCCCGTTAAAGATAAAATCTAAGTCGCTACAATACAGCGGCACTGCACCTTGCTTAAAGTACATACCGTTTTCAGGAAAACCTCGAACAAGTATTTTTTCAAACGCTGTAATGCCGTTTACTAGGCAGTGATTTGCAGCAACATCTCTATCTGTATTAACCTGTCGGGCGGAAATACCATTACCTATGGTATCAGAAGTTCCCTTTTTCAATAGAATAAAACTGTGTAAGTGCGTATTAAATATCCGAAAAAATCCACTCTCTACGGGGCAATCAAAAACAATAGCGTCGTCATTAACACCAGAATCTTGAAAAAGCACAGTTGAATCATAAAGATATTCCGCTGTTTGGGAGCCGTATCCTCCAGTGGTATCCCCAAAAACATGCAAACCTGACGGAATAGCAATTTGGGTAATTAAATATTTACCTGCTGGAATATAAACAGATTGCCTAGTTACTTCTGCGTAATCTAACGCTCTTTGAATTGAATCTGTTACATTTTTAGTACATAATCTAGACTTGACATCGCTAATTTCAACAGGAGTCATAAAATCAAAGACACTCACAGTGCCCGCAGTAGTCATCGGGCCAGAAACTTTAGTTAACGCCATGTTGTTTCTCCAGAAATAAAGTTATAAACTAACCGCAATAATAAATGCCAAGAGTTCTTCATACCGCACACCATAGCGGTTACCGGCTGGAATATACGGTTGAATAACTAGTCCGCTATCATCACGCTTTTCTGGGATCTCATCCCATTCGTCATAACAAAGCATAGCGTAATTTTCAGCAACTAATCCCTCAGCTTCAAATGCGTCTTTAACATCTTGAGCAATAACACCAAAATGGATACGGGCAGAATCGCCTTTAGCCTGTACTGCGTCATTAAATTTAAAAGCTTTAACAAGAGTTTTCAATCTTCGAGCTGTCGCTTTTTCAGCTTCTAAAAGATCTCTAACTTGCTGTTTCTCTCGAAAATCTGAAGTACTAATCGTAGCTGTTGCAGCATATACTACTGACCACCGATTTGCTGGAGTACCATTTGCGTGAAGATTATCTTGAGTGGATTGTATAACTCCTTCAAATCTAGTTCCAGCCCCTGCAGTAATAGTTAAAACACCGTTACCTGCTGAACTTGTACCACCAGAAGCAATTAATCTAACATCATAATCAACAACATTACCTGAAGAATTTAAATCAATGTATGGAGTATTTGCAGAGGATGTTGATCCAAGAGTCATTGAATTGCTAATGACATCTCCTTCCGAGGTAACTTTAAACTTTGCTACACCTGCCTTAGTATAATAAAAAGGATCGCCTGTAGTTTGCTCCGACCAAAAACCTTTAGAGGGCGTACCAGCAACATAAAACCCTACTTGTACAGCATCATCGCACTGAAAACCTCGGAAGAACTTTGCTGTCGCATTTCGCGCAATAAAACCAACTGCCCCTTCATATGTTCCAAGATTTACTGCATCATACCCCCAAATATAATTTGATCTATTAGCAAAATCTAATACTCCTTTATTATTAAAAACTCCTAATTCAAATCCGGACGCTTTACTTGCATAACTTGACGGATTCAAATACACGTTGGAATTATGCGCCCATATTTTAGTGAACCCATTTAAAACTAATCCAGTACCATTTGTTGGGGTACTTGGTACATCTCCTTCACCATACCGATACCACGCAGTGACTGTTAAAATGGAACCGTCAGCGTTCCAAGAATCAACAATACCAGACCATTTTGGAGAATGTTTGGTATCTATAATCATTCCACGCCGATAGTTTTTAAGAACAGCGGTTGAAGGTACCGTTATTAACGCGGTTGTACTAGTGTAAGCAGCAGTTGAAACATCTACCAACGCTGCAGGAGCATTATTATCTACATATAAAGAAACAGAATCACGATCTGAATAACTAGCAAGCTCTGAGGGTGCAGTGATACCTAGAACCTCAGCACCGCCTTCCAGATTTCCATTAGATCGAATTGAGTAAGTGCAAGCGTAATCTGTAGTCCCATGGTGATAATCGCTCTGTCGTTGAGCAATTCGGTAAACTTCTCCATTCAAATAACTATAATTTGTAATAGCTGCAGCGGAATCCAGCTCCCATATAATTTCTCTATTTCCAGTGTCTATTTCCTCGGAAATAATATAAGATCCAGCAGGGACATATAAACGGCACATTAAAGCACGAGGAAGAGACGCCTCAGCACCAGTTATATTAACAGACGCTGGAGCATTTTTAGCCGCTATCGAAAAAGCCAAAGTGTCATCAGTAACCCCATCACCAACCGCCCCAAAATCCTTGACACTAACACTCTCCCGCAGCTTATCCTGTACATTGGTAGCTACTGCTCCTGTGCCTGCTGGGATATAGGATACTAGGTTTGCATCCGTAGCATTGATTGCTGTAGTTACAAAAATCTGAACTTCAATGTTGTCAGTTCCAGTGGGTGGGGCTTCGGTGAATGTAAGCGTCGTGCCAGCTATACTATATGTAGCTTTCTGCTGGTAAACACCGTTAATATAAATGTCAACAGCATTCTTACCGGACGGAGCGAGAGCTAACGTAAATGCTGTTTGCGAACCTGTCCCACTAAATTGCTGAACGTTCACTGTCCCTGGAAAAACGTCCAAAATATCACCGATTGCAGCGGCATTCAAACGCAAAGAAACAATATCACCTGCATTCCATGGAAGACCTGTTGTGTTGTCTTGCCCACGAATTACCGTAAAAGTGTCTACGGAAACAGATGTAACTTTAACGATTTCTCTCGAAAGAGAAGCGTTCTCAAGGGTTACATAAAAGTATTCTGCGCCTGTGATAGTTGGAAAACGTGACCCATGACCACCGGAAACAGTCAGCGTGGTTTGAACAGCGTCGATTCCGCTTGCTAAAGAACTGTGCGCAAAATTTGCAAATTTGATATTTGACATCGCTTACCTCATGCAAACGGAGTGAATTTAATAGGTTGGCTCGGCTCATGATAGTCGTTGCCAGACCTGTACTTTGCTTCTGCCAGCAAATACGTCCACTGTTTTCCGTGATACGCTGCCAGCTTTTCATTCGACCAATTTTGCTTAGGCAGCATCATCAAGTCGTGCAAAATTCCGTGGAACAAAACACGACGAAATTCGCTATACAGCGCATCAGGGAAACTTGCAGCCGTCAATAGTGGCCGCGCAAAGACAGAAACAAGCAAAGTGTCGGTTGTATCAGGAACGGGGTTGACCGTTATCGAAGTCGCCGTGAACTGTGTGTAATACGCAGGATAGCCTTCGCCGGTCACTGAAAGCGGATAAAACTCATTCTGAAATGCGCCGCGTTCCTTAAACGTCAGTTTCGTGTAATTTCCGCCAGATGTCTGCAAGTGAACAGAGTCAACGTCGCAAATTTCAGCAGTCGTGTCAGAAAGAACAATCGAGTACGTGTTTGTACCCGAAACCATAGTGATCGGCGTTGCGTCAAGCCGCCAAACTTTTGCACGTTGACACAGGTCAGCGGCAATTTTAATTGCCGAGGTTTCGATGACCCGACTCGGACATCCGATCAAATGTGGAGCAACATCGTTTGCAATTTCAGAAAAGGCTGTCATGCGATAACCCCGTCATTGTTTTGTCCTGCTGAGTCAGTATCGGTTACCTTGCGAAGCGCATAACCAGAGGTAAGCGCCGACTCAAATCCGTCTTTGAACGCTTTTGCCCTACCAGATTCCACGTGTTCTGCGTCAATGGCTTCCAATAGCCAGCATGTGCCGTCAATAATGGCAGGATAGTAGGCGTCTGGCAACGGCACATTATCACTACTCAAAAGTGTCACCGGGCTTTTGACGTAAATGATCGACATGACGTCGCCAGCCGTTGCTTTAGGGAACACGTAAAACCGATTTGGATCGCGTGGATAGCGCATCCAGTCTGTCGCCGGGGCTGATGTAGCCATCTGCCAGTCAGGACTGAGAAGGCCCAATACGTCTTGGGTTACTTCCTTGACCGCATAACCTGTGGAATTTGTCACCACATCAATGATGCGAACAGAATCAGCTGGGCAACTCTGCAAGATGCCATCAACGCACGTAATTGACGTGTGACTGGTAAATAGATC